CAAAATAACTGATGCACGATTATTACCTATAAAAAATCCAGGAATTAAATCAACATTAATTACTGTACCATCTGGCATTATTTTTTGACCTTTTTTTATATATCCTTGTAATCTATCTCTACTTGGTTTATGTGTTACTTCAGCATAATGAACATGTTCATTACCATAACCAAATTCTAATAATTTTTCAACACTTTGTACACCATAACCACCAGTAATATCAACAACACAATATGCATTATTATATTTTCTACCATATTGATATGCTATTTCTGCAAGCATTTGTGGTGTAACTTTACCATAATATTCAGCAACTTGTTCAACTTTATGCCTTTTTATTTTAATTTTTTTTGTTTTACCACCTTTTTCTATTATTTTTTCTTCAATAGTTTCTATGGTTTTAAGTATATTTATTGTTGAATTATCTTCTCCATGACCCGGAGAGGCATCTAATGCCATAATATATTCTTCACCTGCTTCAGGGTCTTTCCAAATCCACATATTACCATCAACATATTCTTGACGAATTGGAATTAGTTTTTCATTTTCTTCAATTCGTTTTAAATATTCTTTAGCAATAAAATTATCACCAGACCCCAAAAAAGAACAATTATGATTTAAGATTCCATTTGCAAAATATTCACACCCTTCGCTATCAACAATATCATAAAATTCACAATCATTTATCGGTTCAACAGATTTAACATAAAAATCTCCTTCTGTTGTTGTTAAATATGCAACATTTGGTATTAATGATTTGGCATACATATCAACATTATTTGTAATGAATATATGGTCTTCACTAACAATAATTGACATATCATTTTCTAAAGTTATTTTTAATCCATTTTTTTTGTTCGATTTTTCCACTCCCAAAAAATCCACAAAATTTCCTGAATTATTTAATATTTCATATTCAGTATTAATTAACATTGTAAAAATTTAACACATTTATTAATGATTTCATTATTTTTATTATTTCTATTATATTCTTCTGAAGTTACAAACATAATTTCAAATCCCATATCTTTCAATATGGAATATCTAATATCATCAATATCATTCGAATGCCAATAAGTACCGTTATATTCAATAACTTTATTGTTTTGTTTAAAATCTAACATCATTACTGTTTTATCATAATTAAATTTTTCTGGTATTCTTAATACAAATTCTTTATTTAATTCGGTAAAATATATATTATTCTTATTATCTATATTATCATATATATTCCAAAACAATTCTTGAGAAATTTTACTATATCTATTTGCTTTTAATATTGATAATTTATTCATTTTAATATTTACATGTTCCTTATATTTTATAATTCCTAATTCAGTACCAAATTTACGTTGAAACCATTCAATACTATTTGTTTTATTTATTTTAACATTTTCTTTTCGTTCATTATAATAATAATTCCAATTATCACAATATGTTTTTTTAAACCAATTAATTGATGGATATTTGGGTTCACATTTTCCACAAATAATACTAAATTCACCCTTATTTATTCTCCAAAATTTTAATACATTATGCTTGTGACAATAAATATCAATATTATTAATTAATATATATAATCTCATTGATAATTTATTTAAATTTTTATTAAGTAAATTCAAATGAGATGTATAGTATAATAAACTTAAATATAATTTTTTATCATCTCTTAATAATTTTCTATTTCCAGATTTTCCATAATAAATTTTATATTTATTTTTTAATAAATTTATTGTTTCTATTTTAGAATACAATTCAACAATTTTCGATAATTCATCATTACATAAATCCCATTGTTTTTTTGCTGCATTTAAATTATATTTCTTAAAATCGCATAATTTTGAGTCATAAATCATTAATTTGTTATCAATCTTAATTTTGTTAATGTCACCATTATATTTTTGTAAAAATAAAATTTTTGCTGGTAATTTTTTGTTTGACGGATATATTTGAATTTCCTTAGTATATTCGTTAATATATTTTAATAGATTTGGAAACAGCTTATTAAAATGTGCAACACCGCCCATAATACTAAAATTTTTTATATTTACATTATTTAAATTTTTAATTAATATTTCTTTTTTCATATTATATTTTATTATAAATACTCACAAGAATTATTTTGTTCATTAAGTTTATCATAAAATTTAAAAATTTCTAATGTTTCAATAATACCAGTTTTTTTATTTTTAATTGTAATTAATGAATCTTTTCCAACGCACATAAGTTCCTGCGCTATCTTACGCATATCACCATTGGCATTACGAATTTGTTCTTCAAACCAAGGACTACTTGCTTCCCAGCCATCGTCCATCATTTTAATTCTCTGTTCCTTACTCCAATTTGTATCAATTATTTTATTTTCAGTGGTTTTACCTTTATTTTTTAGCCAAACCAATTCTTTATTATAACGAGGGTCATTATACCACCATAATTCAACCGCTTTAAAATTATTTTTTCCTTTTCTTGCAGTATTAAATGTTTGATAAAAAACAGCATCAAGACCAGAAGGTGTACTTACCATAATAGCATTACCACCAGTTTGTAATGTTGGCTGTGCTGAAGTCCAGAATTTATCACCCTTTTCTGCCCATGCTGTTTCATCCCAAAACAATAAAGTTGGTGTCATACCACGTAATGTTTTAGATGCAAATGCTCCTAATTTTGAATCATTATCATAATATTTCAATTTCTGTGTATCTTTTAAATTTTTTTCTGTATCTCTACCAGTTTTTGGTCTAAGCCATACAGGACAATTTTCAATAAAATCAACAACATCACTCATTAATTCATCACGTGCGGTTTCAAGTTTATCTGCAACAATAGCTACTTGTCTATTACGATTAAACATTACATACCAAGCAATATATGCACAAGTTGTTGTTGAAATACCTGCTTGACGATATTTATTAGCAATAACAAAACGGTTTTCTAAATATGATTGAATTAATTCTTTTTGAAATTCAAATAATTTGAAAGGAACAATAAGACCAGCCTTACCTTGAGTTTGGTCAAAAATTGTCAAATAAGTTTCAATAAAATAAATTGGATTTGAAGCACAACGAATAATTTCATCTTCTTGTTCATGAAGAGTTAATTCACTTGCTTTTTTTATTAGACCTGATTTTGCAACAATAATGGGTTCAATATTTCCAGATTTTTTTCGAAGTTCTTTTGCTAATTTTCTTTGTTCTTCTTTTTCTATTTCCTTTTGAGCATCAAATGGAATGACTGGAATATGGTCAGGAAATTGTTCTTCTTCTTTATCTTTTAATTTGTCAATATCTTCAGACATTTATAAATATTTATAATAAATACTATCCTTGATTAAAACCGCAAAGCTCGGTACATTCCTAAATGATGTATCGAACTTCGAAATCTTTTCTTCCTAATATGGTAAGATAGACAAAAAAACCAAAAACGCATAAATACGTTTTCTTAACTGTTTTACCTCATGGGTAATCAGATATTATAAATACTATAATTTAATCGAAGAAGTTTCAACAAATTCATTATTTTTTAAAATAATTTTTCTGGCATTAAGTAAATCTTTGACTTTACTTAATGTCATACCATAATGAAATACTAATAATGGAAATTCTTCATTATCATCTTTTTCAAACATTTTTTCATAATCACCAAAATTACCATTTTCATCAGCTTGTTTTTCAATTTCATATGCTAAAGCATGTATTGTATGATAACCATGCATATATTCTCTATCAACTGCTTCATGTAGGCAAAATAAATCAAATGAACTGGTTTTTAAATTAAAAATTGCATTAATATATTCTTCTGTTGGTGGAGTTGCATTATCACAAGCAGGACTTAAATCCCAACACCAACCTTCCATATCAATATTTGTTGGGTCTAATGAAAAGATAAATTCATATAGACCTTCACCCTTTGCATTATAACCAATTTTTAAAATAAAAATTAGTTTTAATTTATTATCTTCGTAGTCCATAATGTAATTTTATTATAAATACTTTTAATAAAAAAAGCCACTGGCGTGGCTTTAATTTTTATTGAATTCAAAACCTGTTTGTTCCTTTATTTCGCATAATATTATTGTTAGACACATATTATAATCATTTAATCTTTTTCTTATTTTATTTTTTAAATATAAATATAATATTTGAAATATAATTGATATTAAAAAAATAATTATTGATATTAGTGGACTTTTTGATAATAAAAATATTGGAAGGATGGCAAATATATAGCTTAAATTTTTTAATAATATTTTCCAACTAAAAATAACGTTAAGTAAATCGTCAAAATATTGAATAAATATTCTCCTATATTCAAACCAATCACAATCTGAATTATCTTCTTTACTGCCTTGAACTTTTTTAAATATTTCAAGTTCGTGTTTCTTTGAACCACCACCAATAAATGTTCTAAAAAATTTATATTTTAAAAATGTTCTATCTATCATAATAATATAATTTAATTATTATACGATAATGATATAAAAATGTTACAAAAAAACCCGAATAATTTCGGGTTTTTAATTTTATGTGTTTTTACACTGTTCCTGCTACACTTCCACCAACAGCAGAATAATCATTTTTTGTTGCAGCATTTTTTATAGATTGTGGCGCATATTTTACGGTTTTGCTATCAGCAAGTCTTAATGTACCACCATTATTATCAACATATTGTTTTAATATATCATACTTAATATTAATTGGAGTTGTTTTTGATGCTCTACCAATTGCACCCATAGTAGGATTAATTAATATGTTTTTAAATACTGAAGTAAATAATGCTTCAACACTCGCTGCATTATTGGGGTCAAGTTTTGCAAATTTTTCTTTAATACCAAGTCCAAAAATTTCATTTACATTATCTTTTTTTTTTAATACAGCAGATTCATATAATTTGTATTGTTTATCAATTATAGAATCAAGTTTTTTTAATGCTGGAGATTTTTTACTTTCAGTTAATATTGGTTTTCTTAAACCAGCATGTTCTTCAAGTCTGTTACGAATATATTTTCTAAGTTTTTTTTCGGATTCATTCATTGAAATGTCAATACTTTTATCAGGTTCTATTCTAATTTCAACGCCAGCACCTTCTGGTTTAATAACACCACCACCTAATGTATCAGCAGCAGGGGCAATATTTATTTCTGGTTTTTCTTCAGTAGTATCATCTTTAACTTCAGGTTCTTCTTCTTCTTTAATTTGTTTTATTGGTGCAGTTGCACTAAGTTTTTGACCTGCTTTTGGTTCAGGCACTT